AAATGCTCCCCAGTTAGGGGCTATACGTTACCCCATACTACCCTCTCAAATGGGTAGTCGGGATAGCTCTGGGAGCAGGCACTTTGTGCCTGGGTCCAGAGTGCTCCTATTGGTTAAGCTTCGACTTAACCATAGTGAGAAGATGAGCAATCTCCTCGGAGTTGCTCATCCGGCCGTAGAAGTCAGGCTCTAAGAGCCGCTTCTGCAGGAGCCGGTCACACACGTTGACAAGGTGTAGGACCGGTTTCGTCAGTGGGTCCCCCATGAGGACCCCCTGCCGAAGAGTGATCACGTGAATGTCTTGAACATCCGTCGGATCACCCAGATCTGCCAAAAGGCCTGTGGCCTTGAAGTAGATCTGCCGGGTCTTGTAACAGGTCTCTATTACAATACCCTGCAGTACCTTTGGTATACCACAAACGGTCATCAAAGGCACTCCCAGATCCGCTGCGACGTCATGTCGCAACGAATCGGTCGCCTCCTTGTAATCCGTTGAGGATACAAAGAGGTCTTCGAAGGTGTCTGTCCTTTCGACATAACCTTCGAATGAGGTCTCCTCTCTCGTCATAAGAGAGAAGGTCTCTGCTCTTTCAATTTCGTTGCTAAACGAATTGAAAAAGTTCCAGCCGTGGTTTGAGGCACTCATTCCAGACTGGCTGCTACGAATCCCTTTTATAAAGGGTTCGGAGCATAACTTGCTCACAAGATCGAGAACGATCTTGAGGCAAGCACGGGCCTTGGTAACGCTTCTTGCCTTACCAGGTTCCTTCACCACAGTGAGAAAAGCTTTTCGAAGCTCCACTGGTGGCGTGTGGAGAACTCGGTCAAGACTGACCCAGAATATAAGTTCTCCAACAGTGTCAAACTCACTAGCGTAACGCCAGGAGGTGACACTACCGGTGTCCAGGTCCCTCACGGGGATCATGTCCATCGGATCGCGGTCACAGATCAACTCCTTGATCTGTTCCGTGGTTCCGCCCTGTTTGCGAGTCTTCTCCCAACAGGCTGCGGATGACACCGTTACTCGCGACTTTGTCGCGAGTCCGGTTGTCGCGACGGTGGGGAGGTCCTTGAAGACCTCCTCAACCGCCAATCTCCTCAGAGTCCGCACTGTCGCGGATTCCGGGGGAGGCTCCAGCGAAACGGTTTGAATAAATTTCCGTTTCGACTGAAGAACGACTAGAGGTGGTGGAGTCCCACACCCCCTAGTCTGAGATAGAATGCCTACTATAAGTAGACGTTCGTATCCCGAGGCTCCCTGGAGGACTTTCCAAGTTCTCCAGAGGAGCCGAGACCACTCCTTACCTTCCGGTGGGGGCTTGGTCTCATGTTCCAGCATGTCTCTATGAGACTGTTGCTTGAACCACTTCCGGGACCACTTCAATGTGGCGTAGGAAGTACGGACGTTGACTGCCTCTAGGGGCAGTTCACCGTCGAGGAACTCATCTCCCAGTAACAAGGAGATGTTTCCAAGTGAACAGGTCATATCTTTCCCATGTCCACACTTCGGCGGGATTCGCCAGATATCTCTGGAGGAAAATCCCGTCCACGGTCTTTAGCAACTCTATGAGTCGCAAAGACCGTGCACCGCGATCACGAGGAGTCCACTCCTCGCCTCGCGATAAGACCTTTTTCTCATCTGATGTCCAGATGGGATCGGGTCCACCTCGTAAGAACCGGTTTAACCGAGTCTTCAAGGTTACTGCCCAATGTCGGATTTCCGAATTTGGGTCAGAACACTCTTGCCGGAGCCTTCGGCCCCAGTGAGTGTGTCGATAAATGATGTGATTCTTCACATCATTATTCGCGATCTTGGAGAACCGTAACTTGTTCTTCAAAGATCCATCCCAGTTCGGCCCAAAGAGCCTAGCTGGGAGCGGGTCTTGGAGGCGAATTCCGTCTCCAGACCAGACGACAACCTCAGGACCGTCTTCGTTCCTGAGAGTTGCGAGTGCGCGTGCCGCATGGATTTTCCACGGACACTCGTACTTGATACGGTGAGAAAGTTTCTTTCTTTTCCGTACCACCGAAGTAGCGTCGCTGTCAAGCAACGCTTCTACGTCCGATGCCTCCGACCCTGAGTGGTCGTATTCATCGTCAATGGCGTCCGGGTTGTCAGACACGAGCGCCATTTCATCATTGCTCTCCTTTAAGAAGGATGACAATGATGCTGAGTAGGAAGGCATCATGCCTTCCGTCCCAGCTCCTGAGATGAGGGTGGATTTTCCATCCTCATCCCAGTCAATCTGCTCAATCGGAAAACCCCGTTTGACCAGATGGGACCGGTTCCGCGACACTGTCTGAGAACCGGCCTTCGACAAAATAAGTGCCGACGGCACTTGCTTTGTCGAAAGGAAATGCTTCCCTGTCATGAATGGCAGGAGAGCATCCGGGACAATACTACCAGGTTTGATAGGATTGTACCAAAGAGGC